CCCGATGGCAAACCATGCCTGTCACCGTGGATCAATACGGCTGACCATCGCGGCGCCAACTCAGAGCAGCACGTCTACAAGGTCGGGCAGAACGTGCGGATGTCGTCAATGAACGGTGACTATGCCATGGCCACCGTGACGCATTGGGCACCAAGCAACAGTGCACCGGGACCTGATCACGCCGATGGCGAATCTCACACCCGACAGATTGGTGATAACCGCAGCACCAACAACCCTGATTACTATGAGACCTCGCAGAAGAAGGGCGAGGAGGGCAAGATGCGGATGCACAAGGATGGGGACAAAGGCATCACCCATCGCTATGGCACCGACGCACGTTGCCACATCAACAAAGACGAAGTACTCATCAAATTTAAGGATAACACAATCTTCGTCAACAAGGAAGGTTGTTGGTCAAGTTCACCTATCAAAACAGGCCCACCGAAATCCAAAGACGACAACGCATAGAGGAGATCACTATGCCATATGCTCCACGTTACGCTCGGGCTGCTTCGCGCTCTGGCACTCCTGTGATCGATGATACTCAGGAATACGAGATCCTCGATCCTGCACATCAAGCAGATAGCAAGGGTGAGCTTGGTGGCGCCGCGGTTTATTGGCGCGGTGGTAAGCAATACGTCCGCATGACTCCGGACCACGCCAAGTTCTATCTCGACAGCAACTCATTGAAGCCGACGCTGCAATCGTAAATGGCTGGTTCGTTATTCCCACCTGGGTACTTGCCAGTTGCGCCGGGCACGGGACCGGTCACTCCCGGCGCGCCCCCGGTAGGTGACACGGGTGGGGATATCAATATACCGATCTTCGCGTCGGACACGCCGTACTTCAGTGAGATCGCCGCGATCTGGCCAGATCTATACAATCAGAAGGCGCAGATCACTCCAGTTGGCAATGGGGTCAATCGATATACGGGGCGCATGCTCACAGGTTTCAACCACGTCCAGCAATCACTAGAAGTATTATTCGCGACGCCGTTCCATGAGCGTGTGTTGCGACGCTGGGTTGGTTCATTTGTACCGATGTTGTTGGGCGAGACCTATGTGGCACGCATCGTCACGCGGTTTTACTGGGCAATCGCGACTAGCGTTGACTTGTTTGAACCGCGTTACCGTATCAAGGTCGTCTATTACATGGGCAATGCCTTGCAGCAATGGGCTCCGCAGACAATGAACGTTGTTGACTTGGTGCGGCAGGGTGAAGCGATCTTTCGCAATGAAGGCGTTTACTATCCGCGTGGTCACCTCGGTGACTTCACACCATATGAGCGCAAGTACTTCGGTCTCGCTGGCAAGGGTGGCCAGATTTGGGACGTGGTACCGATAACAGCGATGGAACAATCGGTGTTGCCCGGATGAGTAATGGCAACGTAACAGACCCGGCAAGTACGGGTACCAATTTAGTTACGACGACGCCGACGCGGTTTGCGGTCATTCGTCCTGACTTACTGCCGCCCATGGCAGTGCTGGAAAGCCTCAGCACTGAGACCATGATCGCTAATATCATGTCCAAGTTCAAGGCGTTGTGGAGTCAATACGATCCACCGAACGCAGCGCAGTACGATCTCGAAAACCTTGAGTTCGATCCAATCAAAATCTGGGCTGAGCTGGCTGCGTTTTTTGAATTGCTTGTCCGTGACCGCGTCAATCAGGCAGCACGCGCGGTAACATTGGCATATGCTGTTGGCAGTGACCTCGATGCCATTGGTTCGCGATATCCTTATGGCGTCGCGCGCCTTACTACAACAACTACTCTTGCTGATGGCAGCACCGTTACTGTTGCGACTGAAACTGACGCGGCATACCGTCAACGCCTTTGGTTATCACCGAACATCCTGAGTCTCAGCGGCCCCGGGCAGGGCACATTCGAGTCTTACGTGTTCTGGGCATTGTCGGCACCGCAGTCACCGGAACTTCAGATCAAGCACGCGACCGCCTTCACGATAGAAGGCACGGGTCAGGTGATAATTCCCATCATCAACTCGATCCCGATCAACACGCAATGGTATCAGCCACCGTCGGATCAGAATTCATGGATCATGACGCCTGCTTCCGATCCGACGCCGACCGATGCTCAAATCCGCAATGTGTTCACCTACATTTCCGAACCCGACATGGCGCGTAAAGGTTTGACCGACGTGCTTAGTGTGGTCAAACCGCAACTCATTGATACCCAGATCGACGTACAAGTATGGTTATTTCCTGGTGTAGATAAGGCGACGTTGATGGGTGAGATTTGTCAGGCAGTTGGACAGCTCGTTGTCGATCTGCGTTGGATCGGTGCAGACCTGACGATACTCGCTTTGGAAACGTCATTGGGTCAGGCTGGGGTTTACAATTCAAAGATTCTGTCACCTCCGGGTGATGTGATCGTTGGAAATAATGGTTGTGTCAACATAACGCAGGTCAGACTCAAGTACATGGGTACAGGTGAGTAATGGCCATCCTGCAAGGCGGCGCATTACTTGCTGGTAGCGGATCACCGGCAGTAGCATTCGCTGGTGCGATCCTCGGTTGGGATCAATACAACCCACAGGTATTTGCTGGTACCGGTGCAGTTGTTTTAATTCCGAACCAGATACTTCATAACAAATCCATTTGGCCAAATGTGATTGCCGGCGCCGGTTCGTTTGGTGGCGTGCCACCGAACATGATTACTGGCATGCTGGCGCAGGGTTCAATTTTGATTGGTGGTTCAGGATATATTTATCCGTATCCGGCATCACGACAAGTACAAGCTCTCAATGTCAACTTACCCGGCGCCGGTTCAATAGCGGCTGCGTTATCGAGGACGTGGTTTGGTGCAACGGCAATTGCCGGTCAGTCAAGCTTCGTCTCACCGCTCAGTGATGCGTCAATATCGTATCCCGTACAATTCCTGGCGAGCACATTGCCTGGTGCGGGTTCGTTTGCAACACCACGCGGTATCATGCAGTTTGGTCCGTCGCCGTTGTTGGCTGGCGCGGGTGGGGTTGCAATATCGACGCGAATGCCCAACATCCAAGCCAGCGCGATATTGGCTGGCACGGGATCGGGTATGGGTTCGGCAGTCATGCCGTACCTGCACATCTACGCACTACTTTCAAACGTCAACATAAGCGCGCTTCAAGCAACGTTATCGATGACCTACAGGATGCAAGCGCGTCTTGGAGGCATAGGAGCGTTCGCACCGTCGGTTTACACGCCCGCACCTTATCACGAAGCTGCGCTGATAGAAGGCGCGGGTGGGTTTGGTGGTTTCGCCGTACTATATCGCGAAGCATCACTGCAGAACGTCATCTTCATTGGTGCGATCCTTGAAGGTGATGGTGAGTTCTTTCCAGATCTTTATTTGCTTGTCTCTGATCGTATCAATCCAGACATTGATGAACACGCCGGATCTGAGTTGTTGTATCGATCAGCCACTGGCATGGAAAAGGCCATGGCTGATATTGGGGCGTATGGTTACACTTCGATCTACGCCGAGTTGGTACGAGATCAGTGGGACCCGTATCAGATCAGTTATCGCAACTTACCGTACCTTGCGTGGGCCGTTGGCGTCAACTTGTGGGAAGACAATTGGACTGAGGAGTTCAAGCGGTACTGGGTTGCCAATCAGTGGACATTCAAGGCACAGCGTGGTTCACTCGTCGGCATCAAGAATTTCGTTGAGGCGGTTAATGGCGAGGTAATCCACGCAATCGTTCCGCCTGCAACGTTCTATCCTGAACCAGCGTACTCGGATGAGGAACGTGCTGCATATGTTGCGCGGTTCCCGCAGTTGCGATTGTACCCATACTCACCTGCACCGAAGCTGCCTTGGTTGTGTTACTTGGGGAGGTTCCCCGACAAGCCTGCACAACCGAACGTGGGTGAGGCATTCACGCTCGACGTTAGTGCGTTAGATGGACCTGACCAACTGACACCTGTGCAGGAAGCGGTTCAAACAACTGAACCCGTGATGAACCACAACGGCAGTTACCTGCCGATGTATCCGACGAACTACAACGCCGGATCCGATTATCAACGTGCCTGCACATTGTATGACCCTGCAACAGGCATCGAGACACCATTGACTGTGCGAACGATCCAGTTGGAAGGTGCACCGGGTGAGAACCCGTACGCTGATCAGATCATCCTGCCAATCAAAGGCGACACGCATTACTACATGGGACAGACTGGTAAGTGGGCGCTGCCCGCGGGTTATGATGCTGGGGTTGACCAGAATACGCGGTTCGTTATGAACCAGAACAACATATTCCTGGGCAACTCACCTGACGTGTCTACTTTGACAATCAACATCCCGCGCGATGGGTCACTGGACACGGCAGAAGCCAAGGCGATCTATACGACCATCAACCCGGGCATGAAGAACATCAACGTACAGCCTGACCAAAAGTCGCTCGTGCATCAGGCTTACCCATCCGAGTTTTATTGCGGGCAACCTTTGATCGGAAAGTTCCTACCGGTATCGAATGCATGGCAGTACATGTACGAAGTTTGGTATCTGCTTGATCCAACTCGCCTGCCTGACTATAAGAAAGCCTACACGTTCATGGGCCGGGCGCGGTTCGGTGAACACAAATATACAGCCGAGCTCAAGATCAAGAAGTTTGGACGCAACCCACGCTTCTACATGTACTACGGCGGTTACATGGGTGGTTATATGGCGCCACCTGATACATCAACCATAGACAGCCTGCGCCGAGCCGTCACCGCATCGATGGCATTACGTGACACCATCTACATTGACACCTTGGTCCGTCGTGTAGTTGAGGTCGGGGATTCGGTAATGTGTGATGGCAGCACCAACGTCGGCCAGATGATCGACAGCTATTAAGGAGTGTCAGATGACGCAGAAATCGGTAATCTTTCGTGATAACCAGTCGACGCAGGCCGATGACTTCAACAATATGCAGGACTGGATCACGCAGTCGATTGACAATGTTGTTGCTGATGCTATCGGGACGGTCAACGCCTACACGGGATTAACCCTCAGCAAAACCGGCGCCACGCAATGCACGATTGCCCCCGGACGTTTGTACTGGGGCGGCGTGGTCTACGCGGTTGATACTCCGACAGTCATTGATCTGTTCAACGTACTACCAGTAACGCAGCAGAAGCAGGTTGCAATCGTCGCCTTCGGTTCGGTCGTGCAGCAGAGCATTCAACCGCGCAACTTCATCATCGATGCTGTTACTGGTCAATCACAACCGCAATCGGTGGCGATGGAGTCTGATCGCGTTTGTAATCTCTCTCCAGTTGTTGGTGTCGAGAGCGCATCACCGCAGTATCCCGCGATTGCAGCAACAACATTGTTGATCGGTTATATCCTCCTCAACCCGACCGGCATCGTTTCGTATCAGCAGACGACGGGCAATCAGCTCGTCAGCGCTGCCGCGATGGAAAACCAAATCCAAAATCTCGGCGGTGTGTTGGCAACAGCGTTGGGTGACATTGTTACCTTGACGACAGGTCTTGCGAACCTCGCCTCGCAACTTAAGAACTTCGTCACGCTCGACATGTGGGCGATCCTTCAAGCTCAGTTGAAGGATATGGACGACGACGTGCAGAAGATCAGGGCGCAGAATTACATTTGGTACGGTACGGATCAGTTTCTGGATGAAACGCAATCAAACACGACTGCGAACGTTGATGGAGCGTACAAGGCACTCATTCATGAAGGTCTGCGGTTCGGCACAGGTGCCACCGCAACATTGAAGCCCGGGTTGCAGCTCCTCAACCCGCATGACGACAATGCCTGGTTTGGAGCAGATGGTTTCATCTATCCCGAACCCTCGGGTGCGGTTGCACGTGTCAGCATCTTCCCGAATGACTTGTCACCAACCGCCAGTTATTATGGGTACTACGGTTACGGTCAACCATACGGCAATCCGCAGTTCAACTACGTTGATCAACCGATCAATTCCTACACCTATGCAACGCTAGCAGTTCGGAATCTGTATCGTTCGCGCCATCGGTTCACGTGCGGGCCTCCCTACACGGCGAACCATGATGCGGTGAACTGGTGGTATCAATCAGACAAGGATCCGACGACGCACATCCTATCCTTCGATGATGAAGACTGGGAAGAGAAGGAATGGGGTGAAGTCGTCAAGCACGACGACGACGACTGG